GGCGGTGGCGATCGTCCAAGGTCAACTCGACGTCAACCGCGCCGAGGCGTCGAGCCCGAGCGCGTTCACTAGCGGCTGGCGCCCGGCGATCGGCTGGGTCTGCGCTGCGGCGCTGGCGTGCCAGTACATCGCGCGACCCCTGCTGCAGTGGGCCGGCATCGTGACCGGGCACGCATGGCCGGCGCTGCCGGGCATCGACGGAAATCTCTGGGAGCTCATGCTCGGCATGCTCGGCCTGGGCGGCCTGCGCACGTTCGAGAAGACCAAAGGCGTCGCGTAATGCTGGAGCTGCTCGAAGACCCGGCGGTCCTCAAGCAGTACTCGCAACTCCCCGCGGCGCAGCGGGCGGCGTTCGACTGGCGCGCGCGCTGGCTCATGAAAGCGCACAAGCACCAGATCGAGCCGCCGGGGGACTGGTGGAGCATCTGGCTGATGTGCGCGGGGCGCGGCGCCGGCAAGACCCGGGCAGCCGCCGAGACACTGGGCTGGTGGGCCTGGGAGCAACCCAACACCCGCTGGCTGGTGTCGGCGCCCACCAGCTCCGACCTGCGCAGCACCTGCTACGAGGGCGACAGCGGCTTGCTGGCGGTCATCCCGCCGGTGCTGGTGGCGAAGTACAACAGCACGCTGCACGAGCTCACGCTGACCAACGGCACGCTGATCAAGGGCATACCGGCATCGGAGCCCGAGCGGTTCCGGGGTCCGCAGTTCCACGGCGGCTGGCTCGACGAGCTCGCGGCCTGGGAGTACCTGCAGGAGTCCTGGGACATGATCCAGTTCGGCATCCGCCTGGGCACCCACACCAAGCTGATCGCGTCGACCACGCCCAAGCCCAAGGACGTGGTGATGGCGCTGATCGACCGAGACGGCGACGACGTGGCGGTCACGCGCGCGTCGACCTACGCCAACATCAAGAACCTCGCGCCATCGTTCCAGAAGCAGATCCTGCAGTACGAGGGCACGAAGCTGGGCCGTCAGGAGATCCACGCCGAGATCATCGACCCGGAAGAGGGCGGCATCGTCAAGCGGGACTGGTTCAAGCTCTGGCCGGCGGCCAAGCCCCTGCCCAAGTTCGAGTTCGTGCTGCAGAGCCTGGACTGCGCGACGAGCGAGAAGACGATCAACGACCCGACGGCGCACATCACGATCGGGATCTTCAAGCCCGAGGACGGCAGCATGTGCGCGCTGGTGGTCGACTGCTGGCAGGAGCACTTGCAGTACCCGGACCTGCGCCCCAAGGTGCTCGACGAGTACGAGACGGTGTACGGTGAGGGCAAGAACAAGAAGCGCGTCGACCTGCTGCTGGTGGAGGACAAGAGCGCCGGCATCAGCTTGATCCAGGACCTGCAGCGCGCCGGCGTGCCCGTGCAAGCCTACAATCCGGGCCGGGCCGACAAGATCCAGCGCCTGTCGATCGTGTCGAACATCATTAAGGCCGGGCGTGTCTGGGTGCCCGAGAGCAGCAACAAGCGCGGGTTCGTGCGTGACTGGGCCGAGGGCATGATCAGCCAGATCTGCAGCTTTCCCGAGGGCACGGCGCACGACGACTTCGTGGACGCAATGAGCCAGGGCCTGCGCTACCTGCGCGACGCCGGCTGGCTGACGATCGACTACCCCAAGGACTGGCTGGACGAGGACGACTACGCGGACGCCGACAAGACGAGCAACAAGCGGCGGGGCAACCCGTACGACCAGTGAGGTCAACACCATGAAGGATTCACGCTATGCCACAAGCCAAGAAGGCCCTTTCTACCGCGTCCGCCCGCGAGCTGTTGAAGGCACTGGAGCGCGACTACAAAGCCTACGAGAAGAAGGTGGGGCGGATCCCGACAATGCACGCGGATCTGCACAACGCGCAGCTCCGAAACCACTTTCGGGCGAAGAGATCCGAGAGCTGATTCGCAGCAAGAACAACGTCGCGCATGAGGCGGCGGATCAGTACAGCCGGCAGTTCCTGGGCAAACCCTACGCGCCGATGCCCAACACCGAGAGCTCGCTGCAGAAGCAGGGGCCGATCGGGCGCATTCAAACGCTAGCGAATTCCGAGGACCCGGCCTACAAGGAGGCGGTGTTCGAGGCATACCGGCGCAAGATGCCCGAGGTGGTGGGTGATGCTCGGGACTACGACGACCTGCTCACGAGGGCGTACGAGCAACTTAAGCACGAGACCAAACTGCAGTTTAACTCGTTGCCGGTGAACATGAGCTTCCACCGGGCAGGCGAGGGCGATTACCGCACCAGCAAGGAGATGCTGCACGACGTGCACAACAACCGCCACCTGTCGGTGTTCCAGGGCGGCGACCCGCACGACAAGATGTCGGAAGTGGATCCCGAGACGGGGCTCACCAGCACCGAGTTGTTTCGGGCAGTGCACGACTTCTACGGGCACGCGGTGCACGGGTACGAGTTTGGCCCCAAGGGCGAAGAGGGCGCCTGGGCGGCGCATTCGGCCATGTACAGCCCGCTGGCAAACATGGCAATGACCCCAGAGACCCGGGGCGCGAATAGCGTGGTGAACTACAGCCCGCTCAACGCCGAGTTTAAGCAAGGCGTGCGCAAGGCCACCGAGGCCGCGCACGAGGCCATGCGGCGAGGGCACCACGAGGAGGCCGAGAAGTTCCTGGCGCACAAGCGCGAGCTGCTGGGCGGGTTTCAGTACGCGCCCAACAAGGCGTCCTTGCTGCCGCCAGAGTTCTTGAGGGGGGACTACAAGGGCGGCGTGCCGGCGTACCTGCGCGAGATCATCAAGCCGGCCCACGGGGTTGAAGCCGAGCTGACGCACTTCAGCCCTGACCCGGCGCTGACCCAGACAGACCCGACGCGGTACGGCACCGGCATCAAGGGCGCGGATGCTTCACGGTTGGAAAACCCTGCGGCGCAACGCGATCGGACGTACTTCTACGCGGGCAGGCCGGAGCGTGGTGAGATGGGCCTGGGCGCCAATCGGTATCGCGCCACGGTACCGAACCTGTACGACGTGGCGGCGGACCCCGAGAAACTGCACCGGCTGGCGATCGAGCACAACGTCAACCCGGTGACCGCCAAGTACAACCCAGGCGTGGCCTACCCGCAGGAAGCCTTCACCGATCTTGAACGACTGGCGCACGAGTACGGGTACAGCGGCGTGCTCAATAAAAACTTGGGCATGCCGACAGCGGCGGTGTTCAAGCCCACAGAAGTGACCCGGTACGCGCAAGGCGGACTGGCGCAAATCAAGCGGTAGGACACCACCATGGCTAAGGCACCCAGCGTCGGGCAGATGAGCGCAGAGATGCGCGAGAAGGGCCGGCAGGCGTTCCTAAAGCCCAGCAAGGTCAAGGACGTGCTGTACCACGGGTCGCTCAACGACATCCCCGAGTTCAAGCCGGGCGCCAAGGGCCTGCTCGGCCCGGGCGTGTACCTGACGCCGCACCCAGGTAAGGCGGGCGCGTACGCAAACTTTCAGGGCAGGATCAAGGGCGACGCCACCGGCACCAACGTTATGCCGGTGCACGCCCAGATCAAGAACCCGTACTACTTCGACCGCGACCCGCTGGTGCCGATGACGAGCGAGCACGTCGAGAGACTGAAGGCGCTCGGGCATGACGCGGCGATATTGCGGGATACGGAAGGCAACATCAATCAGGTGAACGTGTTCCACCCGCACCAGATCAAGTCGGCAATCGGCAACCGTGGCACGTACGACACGACGAACCCAGACATCACCAAGGCCCAAGGAGGCGCTGTGAAACCCGTCAAGCTCAAAGAGGGCCAGCAGCCTCCGTACCAGGACCCCAAGACCAGCAAGATCGACGACTGGAAGTGGCACCCGATGGAGCGCATCCGCCAGGAGCTGTCAGCCCGGCGCGAGCTGCCCGAGCACGTCACGCCCTACGCCGACTACATGCGCGAGATGAACGCCAAGGCGCAGGCCGGGGAGCTCACGCCGCGCGATCTGGTCAAGGCGTACACGATCACGCAGAGCAGCATCGGGCGCGGCGGGCTGTCGCACTCGATGGCTACCAGTCGCGGCATGAAACTGCCCAAGACGGGCGGCGAGGTGCGGCCTGAAGGCGCGTTTGCTGAGTGGCTGGGCTCACCCATGGGGCAGAAGTACCTCGATGCCTCGATGCGCGGCGAGGACCACCCCGAGGCAATGGAAGACCTGCGCGCGAAGTTCGCGCCGTTCGGCAAGCAGAACGCCCAAGTGGAGGCCATGCAGTACGCAACGAAGACGTTGCCGCAGCGAGTGGCAAGCGCCAACTACGCCGTGACCGGCGGCAAGGATGACTACCGCAAGTTCGCCGGCAACATCCGGGGCATCGCTGGCGCCAAGTCGGGGTTCATCGGCTCGCTGCTGGGCCGTGGTGACTTGCCCACACTGGACGCTCGCCAGCTCAACTTGCACTCGCTGTCGCACCCGACCAAGACGCCCGAGGGCATGATGTCGCGCGGCAAGGGCCTGGGCGGCCAGGAGGCGGTGGACCGGCTGATCGCGCGCCAGGACGCCCTGGGGTACAAGATCCCCAAAGAGCTCGCGCCCTACGCCCAGCACCTGATCCACCACGACGTGTGGGACCAGCGCGGCGGCACCAAGACCACGCACGAGGACCTGATCAAGGCCATGCGCGGGTACGCCGATGGTGGTGACGTCGAGAAGATGCGGCGCAAACTTGCGCGGAGCCAGCCAAAGGGGCATTTGGGGAGCACGCCGCTAAAGCCAAACCCGGCAGTCGGCAGCCGGTACGACATAACGGAAGCCACGGGCCTTGCCCCCCAGACCCCGGTGGACCTGGAGCAGCACAAGGGCGCAAGCGTGATGATGCTGCCGTGGGACAGCACAAGCCGCAATGTTGCGGTGCGCGGCATTTCAGGGCGTAAGCTGCCAAAGCCCGTGGTGACGCACGGGGGACAGGATTACGCCCGTGACCTTGAGCACATTGCGCAAGGAATAGCCGGCGCATCTGGTGAGGACATAGCAAAGCGTATTGCCACCCGGGAATCCATCGCACGGATGGAGAACGAACAAG